AGGTGATCCAGTAAAAGATAGCGAATTAGCAAATCAAGGTAATACCATTGTGTATAAAGAAGATTTAGCATTAGCTAGAATTATTCAATTGGCACGCGGATAAAGATATGTCTAATCGATTAACTGAGTTAGATAGATTATTACAATTATCAAAATGGTAAAATTGCACTCAGTTTTGGTAAAAAAATAGATTGCAAAGATAAATAAAAACGCATACAATAGTACGTATGCGTTAGTTATTCAACTTAAACATTGAATATCAAAGGCACACAACGGAAAAACACAAAGGCTAATAATAGGAGATAATCATGGCAACTTTGGCAGAAATCAGAGCAAAATTAAAAGAAGCTGAATCACGTGGTTCAGACAACAATCAAAGATCAGGCGGAGATAATTCAATTTATCCTTTCTGGAACATCAAAGAAGGCGGTGAAGCCTTATTTCGTTTTTTACCTGATGGTAATACAAACAACACTTTTTTCTGGGTAGAACGTGCAATGATCAAATTGCCATTCAACGGAATCAAAGGTGAAACAGATAATAAACCTGTAACAGTACAAGTACCCTGCGTTGAAATGTATAACGATGGTTCGGTATGTCCAATTCTTTCAGAAGTGCGTCCTTGGTTTAAGGATCCTGCATTAGAACAAATTGGTCGTAAATACTGGAAAAAACGTAGCTATATTTTCCAAGGGTTCGTATCTGAAGACGGGCTAAATGAGCAAGAAAAACCTGAAAATCCAATCCGTAGATTTATTATCGGTCCCCAAATCTTTACACTAATTCGTGCAGCATTAGTTGATCCTGAATTAGAAGATTTACCAACAGACTATATCAATGGTATCGATTTCCGTTTGAAAAAAGGTAGTAAAGGCGGCTATGCTGACTACTCTACATCAAACTGGAGTCGTCGTACACGTCCACTAAGCGACATCGAGCAAGCAGCGATTGACAAAAATAATTTATTTAATTTGTCAGATTTCTTACCTAAAAAACCAACTGAAGTTGAATTAAAAGTAATGAAAGAAATGTTTGAAGCTAGTGTCGATGGCGAACCATATGACATGGAACGTTGGGGGCAATACTTTAAACCTGCGGGCATGAGCCAAGCAACAGGTGATCCAGTTAGAACACCGGCACCTGCTGCACCAATCGCAAAACCTGTAGTTGTCGAGTCGTATAGCGAAGATGATTACGTTGCGCCAATTCCGCAGCCTGCACCTGCAGTAGAACCTGCTGCTGACGCAACACCTGGTACAAATAGTCGTGCTCAAGATATCTTAGCACAGATTCGTAGTCGCGGTAACTAGTAAGATTGGTATAAGTGAGGGAAAGGTTTCCCTCACTTTCTGTTCATAGGAGATTCAGGATGGCTACAAAACCATTTGATTTAAGTAAATTTAGAAAAACCCTAACTAAATCTATTGACGGTTTAGGCGTTGGATTCAATGACCCTACTGACTGGGTTTCAACTGGCAACTATGCCCTTAACTATCTTATTAGTTCAGATTTTCACAAAGGCATTCCATTAGGCAAAGTAACTGTGTTTGCAGGCGAATCGGGTGCAGGCAAAAGTTATATTTGTTCTGGTAATATTATCAAACACGCACAAGAACAAGGTATCTATGTAGTGCTAATCGATACCGAAAATGCATTAGACGAATCATGGTTACACGCACTAGGTGTAGATACTACCGAAGAAAAACTTCTTAAACTTAATATGGCAATGATCGACGATGTTGCTAAAACTATTAGCGAGTTTATGAAAGAATATAAAGCATTGGAAGATAGACCAAAAGTATTGTTTGTAATTGATTCGTTAGGTATGTTACTAACTCCGACTGATATTAACCAGTTCGAAGCAGGTGATCTAAAAGGTGATATGGGTCGTAAACCTAAGGCATTGACTGCTCTTGTAAGAAATTGTGTAAATATGTTTGGTAGTCACAATGTTGGATTAGTATGTACTAATCACACGTATGCAAGTCAAGATATGTTTGATCCCGATGATAAGATCTCGGGCGGCGCTGGATTTGTATATGCTAGTTCTATTGTAGTTGCTATGAAAAAACTTAAACTAAAAGAAGATTCGGATGGTAACAAAGTCAGTGAAGTAAATGGTATTCGTGCTGCGTGTAAGATTATGAAAACACGTTATGCTAAACCATTTGAAACACTTCAAATCAAAATTCCTTATACTACAGGTATGAATCCTTACAGTGGGTTAGTTGACTTATTCGAGGGTAAAGGATTTTTGAAAAAGGACGGTAACAGTCTAAGATTTGATTTATCTAATGGAACATCGATCAAGCAATTCCGTAAAGCATGGGAGCGAAATGAGAATGATTCATTAGATCAAATTATGCTTGACTATGTTGCAAACCCAATCTCTAAAGTCGAATTCGAACCACAAGAGGAAATTGAACAAGATGTTGAATGAAACACAAATCAATGAAGTATGGCTTTTATTTGCAGATTATATCGATAAAAAACAGACAGATGTTGTCGCAGAAAGATATGTAGAGTTATTATCGGATCACGGTGTAAGTGATCGTACATTACAAAATTCTACAGGTGTTGATCAATATTTAGACCATGCAATTGGGTATTTTTTAGAAGACAACGACGAACCTGATACAGGTAACGAAGAATTGGATTTTTAATATGGGATGGTATTCTACTGTAACAAATGATATAACTAAAACACCTGCTGCTATTTCTTATTACGAAAATGAGATGATAGCAGCAAAAACCGAATGTCGAATTACTGGAAACATTGAAAGAAATGCAGCATGCATGCCCGGTATTGTAGAACAGCGTTTTAGTCAGTTACAAGAAATAGAAGCTATTTTAGAATACCTTAATATTGAGCTACGCAAATTAAAAAGCTATCATTTTCGAAAATATCTCGAGACCTATGCTCGTGCTCTTTCACAAAAAGAGTGCGACAGGTTTGTAGAAGGTGAAGAAGATGTTGTGGATTTTGAAAAAATTGTAAACGAGTTTGCACTAGTAAGAAACAAGTGGTTAGGTATTACAAAGGGTTTAGATCAAAAGCAGTGGCAACTTACTAACATTGTTAAGTTACGAATTGCCGGCATGGAAGATGCAACTATTTAATTTGTCCAAATACTAATAATAGGCCTTAAATACAGTATACAAGGCCTATTATTTTATTTAAGTAGTTGACTTTTTTAACATAATCACATATAATACTAACATGAATATTGACATCCTTTTAACTAACATAGTTAGTAACCAAACTCCAAAATTTGAAACATTAGTTAGCACACGAGATGCTAGAACGTTGAAAAGTCTTGCTAATGATGTCGCACATTTTCATTTCATTACAGAAAGTCAAGGCAACTTGATACTTAAAATTCTCAAAGAAAATTCCAAAAAGTTAGAACCGATAATCAATGATATGTCAGTTTACACTGATAATCCTGTTTGGTCGCATAGTTTTAGATATGTGAAGCCAGTAAGAAAAATGTCAATAGTGCAAGAGTTTTCTGATAGTTATATATCGATTGAATTTACATTTTGTTCGTTGTTGCGTAACACTATTCAAAAAGTAGCACAGGAACTTGACATTACATTACTTGCATCTGGAAAATCATATGCTGCACCACTTTCTGAAGGAAATATCGTAGGCTTATGTGATTTATTATTACCTCATAATTTTGAGATTGATCAGGAAATATTAGACTATTATACTACTATAAAGTCGTGGTCTAAAGAAGGAGTCACAGAACAATTTCATATTACTTCTATAACAAACACAAATTTTCAAAAACATCTAACACAAGAAATCGGAACAAATGTTGCATTAACTGATCCTATTATTAATGATCGAAGTATTAGATATCAATATTTAGTTAGCAACTCTGTTCCTAGCAATACATTAACTGCAAATATTGCAAATCGCCAAACAGTAAAAGTTTGGGTTGATAGTACACAATATACATTGACTGAAGTTTTTAAATCGTTAATTGAATTAAAACGCACGCCAATTTTAGTAACATTTGATCCGTTTAACGAAAACATAAAAGATTTAGAAATGTTAGCAACTGCGTTAGATAACGTCAACATCACTAATAATGTCGGAATATATTTTAGATTACCTAACGCTAAAGAAAGTGGAAGATTATTTAACGAATTAATTTCACTAAGGCAATACAACGCAATGTTAGACGATACTACTGTTATCGTAGGGTTAGAATCACAAAAACTTCCAAAGTTCATTCTTAAAAACAATTGGAAACCAATGGCCGTAGTTACATTAAACAACATACTAAGAAGCGGAAAAGTTGCAGCACTTGCAAGCAATTGTGATTTAATAATATCATATTTTAATCGCGAACCAATAATACAGAGGCATACGTGGGAGTAAGATTAATAATAAAAGACGAAGTGAATATTAAGTTTGAAAACTTATCACTCGAAGCAAGAAAAAAACTAGCAGCAGCCTTTAAGTACGAAGACCCTACTGCACGTTATCGCCCTGCATTTAAACTAGGTCGGTGGGACGGAAGTATTAGTTTGTTCGGATTAGGCGGCAACGGTTATATGAGCCAGCTTGAAAAAATACTTGAAATACTGCATAATATGTACATTGATATCGAAGAAGTAATCGATAATCGCAAACCTTTTAATTTAAATTTCCCTACTGTAACCGAAAATTATTGGGCAGATTTAGGCAAGGTGTGGCCAGAAGGGCATCGATTTGCCGGTGAACCGATTGTACTACGTAGTGATCAAACTGAAGTTGTTAACAGGTTTTTTACAAATACACAAGCATTACAAGAAGTAGCAACCGGTGCCGGTAAAACTATTATGACAGCTACATTGGCGCACTGTGCCGAAAGTTATGGACGTACTATTGTTATTGTTCCTAACAAAGATTTAGTAGAACAAACATTCGAAGACTTTATTAACGTTGAGTTAGATGTCGGTGTGTATTACGGTGATCGTAAAGATTTGAATAAAACACATACGATATGCACTTGGCAAAGTCTAAACATATTAGATAAGAAAAGTAAAAACTGGGATGCAGAAATTGCATATTCGCTAGCTGATTTTTTAGACGGTGTTAACACTGTAATTGTAGATGAAGTCCACATGGCAAAAGCCGATGTATTAAAAAATCTGCTAACACATAACTTATGCAACGCACCGATTCGTTGGGGTTTAACCGGAACTGTGCCAAAAGCAAAACATGAAAATGAACAAATATTTGCAAGCATTGGTCCGGTAGTTGGCGGTATTAAGGCGCACGAACTACAAGACATGGGTATATTATCAAATTGTCACGTTAACGTAAAGCAATTTATCGACCTGCGCGAATTTAAATCATATGCCGACGAATACAAATACTTAGTAACAAACACTGATCGATTAGTGTACATGTCAGCATTAATCAAATCCATTGCCGAATCCGGTAATACATTAGTCCTAGTCAATCGTATCGACACTGGAAAACAAATGTTAGAATTAATAGAAAATTCTACATTTATCTCAGGTGAAATCAAAACAAAAAATCGCAAAGAAGATTATGACGAATTTAAAACAAGTGACAGTAAGATATCAATTGCAACCTACGGTGTTGCTGCAGTAGGATTAAACATTCCTCGTATCTTTAACTTAGTGTTAATCGAACCCGGAAAGAGTTTTACTAGAGTTATTCAAAGTATCGGTAGGGGCATTCGTAAAGCATCTGACAAGGACTTTGTACAAATATGGGATTTAACTTCAACATGCAAGTATGCAAAAAGCCATCTTACAGAACGAAAGAAGTTTTACAAAGATGCAAGATACCCATTTACTATTGAAAAGATCGACTGGACCAAATAATGCAAATATTAACATTACAAAATGAAACATTTTTACTAAACAATTTACCCGACGAGGTAGATGATTCTACAAGATTTGCAGTACTCGACAACAGCAATCCGCTAGACCCTGATTTCTTTTTCATGCCGCTGGTATTTCTTGAATCATTTAATGCACCTGCAATGGTGTTAAGAATCGGCGAAGACGAAATAACCATGCCAATTGATTGGTGCGTAGCAGTAGGTGATAGTTTTACTGCTGCACATATAGAAGTATTGCCGCTAACTAGTTTAAATGATAGAGGATTTGAAGCACTTACATTTAACCCTCTTTCGGACCACAGGATTGAATTTAAGAAAATTGAAATTGTTAACTTTTACAACGATGTTAAATGGTACTTTCCTAAAATGAAAAATGGCCATTTATTAGCAACGCCTACTCGTGCTGGATCACAGCCTACGTGTGCGTATTTTGTAAAAGAAGTATCGAGACAAAGTGAATTAATTCATTTAGACAAATTACTATAAGGATTTTTATGGCTCTAAAAGTAGCATATTTTACACCAACTGTTATAGCGGCGGATCAAGTTCCGCCTGTTGAATTTAGTAACCTGTTTCAATTAACGCAAGAACTACACTTACACACTGAGCTAGCCGAAACAGAAAACCCGTTTGTTAATATCAAAGGCGGCCAACATATTCAAATCTTGCCTTGCAAAATTGAGTTAGAAATTACTTGGTTAACTACTTGGATTGAAAGCGTCTGCCAGTTGTACATGGATGTAATTACTGAACAATCAGGTGTAACTGATTTAAAACTTTGCAAACCTAAAGTTACAAGTATTTGGACAATTCGACAATCTGCAGGAGATTATCAACCTGTTCATAGCCACCTTGGGAGTAACATCAGCGGAAACATTTATATAACATCACCTGATTTTGATTCAGAACCTGATCCTTCAAATGGAAGAATAGAATTCAAGCTACCGCAGTTAAAGGATATTTCAAGATTTATAATGACAGATACGTGGAAAACTCGGCCCGAAGCAGGTACGTTTGTTATTTTTCCAAGTTGTTTACCCCATACTGTTTATCCGTGGACAGGCACAGGATTACGCACTGTAGTATCATTCGAAGCTGTGATTGTCCCAAATGAAGACTAAAGTCTTTACAATACTAACTATATTTGTTAAAATAATACTATGCAAGATAAAGTTGAATTAAAAGAAAAGATCGGAGCAGTAGATCAGCACATTAGCGAACTTTGGGACGCAATGGACGAAACAAATCAAAAACTTCTTAAAAGTGAATTTTTTATTCTTAACCGTTACATTAGTAATGTTAAAGGACAATCTACTGCAATACAAGAACACTTTGTGCTTACAGTTAACGAATACTTTAATAAGGATTGGAACTTAATACAAAAACATCCTAAGTTAGTTTGGCAGTTGTTGTGCATGTGTAGCCACGAAAGTAAAAAAACATTCTTTCACGAATGGATCGGTTTTAAGAAAAAACAAGGCAACGATAATAAAAAGATAAAATTTTTATCGGAAATATATCCTAGTATGAAAATAGATGAAATTGAAATAACTGCATCCTTGATGTCAGACAAGGAAATTAAAGAGCTGGCAAAGTTACACGGTATGGAAGATTCAGAAATCACTAAGAAAATGAAATGATGACATTGACTATTAACAAAACTAAACCATTTGTATGTCAATACTGCAATAGTAAATTTGTAAAAGAAACTACTCTTACCGTACATATCTGTGAGCAAAAACGCAGGGCACTAGCGCAACGTGAAAAACATGTTGTGCTAGGCTTTGACACTTATGATAGATTTTTTAAAAAAACACAGAATACACAAGGGATTAGAACTTACGAAGAGTTTTGTAAAAGTCCATATTACAACGCTTTTGTTAAGTTTGGCAGTTTTGTTAGTAACGTTAATCCGTTGTATCCAAATAAATTTATAGACTATGTTATTACTAGTGGTGTAAAATTAGATCACTGGTGTCGAGATGAATTATATGAAAAATATGTATTTGATTTAATTAAAACTGAATCAGTTGAAACTGCACTAGAACGCAGCATTAATCATATGGTTGATTGGGGAGAAAGTAATAATGCAGCATGGAATCATTACTTTTTATATGTTAGTACCAATAGAGCAATGTTTGATATTAAAGATGGTAAGATAAGTCCGTGGATTTTATTAAATTCAAATAACGGTAAAACGTTACTCAAAAATCTAAATGATCATCAACTAGCGGCAATAAGTAGTATTTTAGATCTACCGTTTTGGATGGGGAAGTTTAAACGGCAGCAAGCTGATGTTGATCTAGTTAAACAAGTTGTTAAGGATGGAAATATATGAACTATGACAGTAAAATTTTAATAAATACAGAAGTTACAATATGCCTGATATAGATATTGATTTTGCAGATAGAACACTTGCATTAAACAAAATACAGCACGTAACTGCATCGATTAAAGATGGTTCAACGTTTAAAAAGCACAACACTGGCATTTACTGTCATCAAATTCCTTTTAATCCTGTGACAGGATTAAGCACAATAGATTATAAAGAAGCAGAACAAAGAGGTTATTTTAAAATTGACTTCTTGAATGTTAATGTCTATAATGGCATTAAAGATAATGAGCACTTATTACGACTAATGGAGGTCGAACCCCTATGGGATCTATTAGAAAACAACGAGTTTACGGATCTGTTATTTCATTTGAACGGACACACAGATATTCTGAAAAAGACCTCGCCGACTTCAGTGGAACAATTAGCTGCAGTCCTAGCAATGATCCGTCCGGCGAAACGCTATCTGATTGGGAAAGATTGGATTACGATTATGAACGAAGTGTGGCTCAAGCCCGTTACCGGTGAGTACTATTTTAAGAAATCACATGCTATTTCTTATGCAATGGCAATTATAGTACAGATGAATTTAATTTGCGAGCAACTATCAAATGAATATCACTGAAACAGATTCGTGGGTTATTCTAAGTCCGTTCCGAACCGGTAGCGCCGTGATAGTCGATTGCATACGCAAGAGTTATAATAGCAAACAAATACACTTAAAACATTTTGAAGTAAAAGACAAATTAGAGCGTGTGCCGCCTGGGTCGATTCGGCATTGTCACGATCTTGAAATTTTAAATTATTTAAATGGCAGTACTAGGGTTGTCATAAGTACACGAGATATTTTTGAATCTGCACTTAGTTTTCAATTAGCACAACAGTACGGGCAGTGGCACTATTATTATGATCAAGTCGGTGTAATTGCTGATATTAAAAAACAGGTTCCGAAATTCACTGTTGATAAACAAACATTAGTTGATCAGATTGCTGCTACTACGAATTGGTATAGATTAGTGCCTGACAACCTTATTAGGATTGATTATAAAGAATTTGAAAATCAGTTATCGGTTGTTTACCACCGATTAAATCTTCCAATCCCTAGTGATATTGACATGATGCCTATGATGAAAAATCCGTACCTGTTAAAAGAATGGGTAGTAAACTGGAATGAAATTAAATGCTTATCTAATCTTACGAACTAACTGCACACTTTTACGTTTAACTCGTTTTAATGTTAGGTTTAGTAAATTTACTACTGGGCCTAATATTATTCTTGTATCTTTGCTGTTAAATGTTTTAATTGCATACGCAAACGGGTGAATCTGATCTCTACAAAAAATATTAATGGGAAATTGCCTGTTAGATTCCCACCACCAAGTTTCGCCTATTTCTAAAAAGGCTACTTTTTCTTCTGGGGTTAAAAATGCATTCAAATCATAAAAGCTCGTTACGAACTGATCTTGATTAATTATTATTCCGACATATTCGTCGGATCCGTAGTTCAGTACACTGATAAACGGTAAGTTGTGTTCTATATTATCTCTAAGATTTGCCATAAATACATAATAAAAGGATTTTGCCAGATGCAAAAAATATCAAGTTATTTATACCCAAACCGGATCGAATTACTCGCTGATTTGGCAGGGTTTTCTGTGGAGTTTACTAACGTGTATCAAAGAAACGTAAAAATATATAATGGTATTGACAATACCATTGAGTTTGACATTAAGAACGCTGATCAAAAACGAATCGATCTTAGCATTCTAAATCAAATCGAATTAAACGTAATGGACGCAAGCGGCGCTGCATTGCCTAACAGTCCGTACACTGTTACTCCGTTAATAGGAAGAGGATTGGCAGAAGTTATAATTCCGCAAGGAGATTTAGAGGATCTTAGTCCACAATATTTAAAATATAGTGTAAGTGCATTAAAAAATAGTAGAGACGTGTTACTGTACGCAAACACGCGATTTGGAGCAGTTGGAACAATTGAATTAGTCGGTGATGCAATGCCAACCTATAGAGACCCTCGGGTGTTTAACACATTTGTTTCTGAAATTGATATACAAGGTAATCCAATTTACCATTCAAGTGCGATCCCTACTAAATTCTACGAATCAACGCCGACTAATTCATTGTCATTTGAAATTCAAGTTACTGGATTTGTTGGTACAATATGGTTAGAAGCAACTACTAATGACACTATAAACTTAGAAGCATTTAGAGCTGCAGGTAAACCGTTCGGTTCCTGGAATCGAAGCGTTGAAGACGGCTTATACACCGGGGTTATTCCGTTTGCAAGCGAAATACTAGTAAGTGATTACTCGTACTTTAGAATTTCATATCAAACATCAAATGTTACCGGTATTGGCGCAGCATTTACTGTAACTAAATCGGGAACTAACTATTCCGTGGCAGTGCGTGCAGGCGGTACAGGTTATGCAGTCGGGTCGTTACTTAAAGTTCCCGGAACACAACTTGGCGGTATAGATGGTGTCAATGATTTAGTTATTATGGTAAGAAGTGTTTACGGCCATATGTCAGGAGCGTCGAGTTATAACGTTAGTTCGGTAACTGCAGTGTCTGCACAAGGTGTTGCTACCGACGGCACTGGTACCTTTGAAGTTTCTGGATTTAATTATTCCGGAAAGGTTGACAGCATAACAGTTTCTTAGTATAATAGGCAATATGAGCCTAATTATAGATACAATAACAGCACACTTACCAGGTAAACGAAAATCAACTCCTAGTGGGTGGATAAGCTTTAATGCAGTATGTTGTGACGATAAACGCCACCGTGGTGGATTTATTGTTAACGGTGGTGACGCAGTTAGTTACCACTGTTTTAACTGCGGATTTAAGACAAGTTGGCAACCTGGAAGACACATCAGTAAGAACATGCGCAAGTTCTTGCGTTGGTTAAACATCAGCGATGAGAATATTGCGAAACTTTCTCTCGAGGCACTTAAAACTACAGAGCAAGAAAGTAAAGAACTTCGTAGTATTATCCCTTCGTTTAGTGATAGAGCACTGCCACTTGATGCAGAACCTATTGTAAACTTTTTAGATGACATTCCAGAAAAACTTATTCCAGTAATAGAGTACATGTCGGCACGCGGGTTGTATTTAGAAGATTATCCGTTTTATTGGACACCGCGGACTGGCTTTAACAATCGACTTATTATTCCATTTTTATATCAAGAAAAAATTGTCGGATATACTGCTAGATCAGTAGGTGCTGACAAATCAAAGTATCTCAGCGAGCAACAGCCCGGATATGTGTTTAATTTAGACCGACAATCACAAGATAGGGCTTTCGTGATTGTTTGTGAAGGTCCCTTTGATGCGATAAGTATTGATGGTTGTGCAATACTAGGTGCAGAAGTTACAGATAGTCAGGATTGGTTATTAAAGCAATTACATCGTGAAATTGTGTTTGTTCCGGATCGCGATCGTGAAGGTGCAAAATCAGTAGAACGAGTGTTAGAATACGGTTGGTCAGTGAGCATGCCCGAATGGCCACCTGGGGTTAAAGATGTAAACGATGCAGTAGTAAAATTGGGCAGAGTTGCTGCATTATGGTTAATTGTACAAGCAAAAGAATCGTATGCACTTAAAGTTAGGTTACGAGCAATGAATTGGTTTAAGGAGATAAAATGAGAGATATTTGGTATATTATTTGCCACCCTATAAAGTGGTATCAAGAACGTCAAGCGTTTAAAAAACGGTTAGAAGAACTTCGTAAACGAGACCCATTTATTTACAAATGATAGAATGGGGAATATCGGCTAACAGCCACGATGCTGCTATTGCAGTATTTAAAGATAAAGAATTAGTGTTCGCTAGCCATAGCGAACGCTTTAGTGGTATAAAAAATGATCGAGATCTATGTACTGAAATTGTCGAGTATGCAGAACAATGGGGTAAACCTGATCATATCTATTGGTATGAAAATCCGTACCTTAAAACAATTAGACAACTGCTAGCAGGCCAAGGGTGGAAATGGTCTGCGAACAATATCAAAGACTATCTAAAGCAATGGAATATCAATGCAAATATTACATATACTAACCATCATCTCAGCCATGCTGCTGCTGGATTTTATACTAGTCCATATTCTGAAGCATGCGTTGTAGTAGTCGACGCAATCGGTGAATTTGATACGCTAACAATATGGCACGCTAAAGATAACACACTTAAAAAAGTGTACAGTCAACGATACCCGCATAGTATCGGTCTTTGGTATTCTGCAATGACACAACGGGTTGGATTAAAGCCCAACGAAGACGAATACATATTAATGGGCATGGCTGCATATGGCGACGATCGGTATGCTGACCGTATATACACTGACTTTGTTAAAGATGAAAATTATACATTTTCGCAGAATTTACATCGCGGTTGTTTAGATTGGGCACCTGATTTAACTATTACTGATAGTTTTGATATTGCAGCAGGTACTCAGGATGTGTATGAAACATTATTTTTATCAGTAATTAATCAAGCAAGCAAACTTGTAGATAGTAAAAATCTAGTGCTCATGGGCGGCTGTGCATTAAACTGCCACGCTAATAGATTAATAGGAAGATACTTTGAAAACATTTGGATTATGCCGAATCCGGGTGATGCAGGATCTGCAGTAGGTGCAGTGCTTGCGCATTACAAAAAACATATTCCTTTTGATCATGCGTTCCTTGGATATGATATTGCAAGTCAATCAAGTAATCGAGAGATTGTCGATTATTTGCTAGAGCATAATATATGTGGACTAGCGAGAGGCCGTGCGGAATACGGTCCTCGTGCTTTAGGAAACAGAAGTTTACTTGCTGATCCTAGAGGCACAGACATTAAGGATAAAGTAAATGCAATCAAACATCGACAGGAATTTAGGCCGTTTGCGCCAGCAATACTTGAAGAATATGTCAATGACTATTTTGACATGCCTAGTAACTGGACTACTAGCAGATTTATGCAAACAACCGCTAAGTGTAAGTATCCCGTTCGTTTTCCTGCTATTGTACATCGGGACGGTACTAGCAGGGTACAAACTGTGCCGCGAGATGGATCACCTTTCAGACAGCTCTTAGAGCTATGGTACGAACAAACAGGTTGCCCGATGTTGCTTAACACTAGCTTAAACATCAAAGGACAACCAATGGTAAACAATTTAGGTGATGCTCGGGCTTTTGAAAGCCATTACGGTGTTAAAGTTTTTAATTAGATGGTATAATATATAAATGACACAAAACACAGACTACGGATATGATATCCAACGGCTTTACCTAGAAATGATGATTTCAGACGCTAGCACGTTTGTTAGATGTCAAAGCATATTTGATCATAGTTTATTTGATCGTCGCTTGCAATTACCTGCAGAATTCTTAAACACGTATGTAGAGCAGTACAATGTAATGCCTACATACGACATCATAAATGCAGCAACACAAAGTAATTTTAAACAACCTGAAAACCTAAGAGAAGAAAACTACGATTGGTTACTAGACGAATTTGAAACGTTTACTAGACACAAAGGTCTAGAACGTGCAATCATCGAATCAGCCGAAATGTTAGAAAAAGGTGACTACGGTCAAGTAGAAGATAAGATTAAAAAAGCTGTGCAGATCGGTTTGCAAAAAGATATGGGAACAGACTACTTCTATGATCCTAGAGCACGGTTGATGAGAATCAAAGACAATAACGGACAGATTAGTACTGGTTGGAAGGCCATGGACGACAAGTTATTTGGTGGTATGAATCGTGGGGAACTAAACATATTTGCAGGTGGATCAGGTGCCGGAAAATCATTATTTTTAGCTAACCTAGGTGTTAACTGGGCGTTGGCTGGACTTAATGTAGTTTACCTTACACTAGAGCTTAGTGAAGAACTAGTTAGTATGCGAGTTGACGCAATGATAACAGGCACACCTACTAGAGAAGTGTTTAAAAATATCGACGACGTCGAAGTCAAAGTAAAAATGATTGGCAAGAAATCTGGTGCTTTTCAAGTAAAGTATATGCCCAGTGGTAAAACAGCCAATGACATTAGAAGTTATCTAAAAGAATTTGAAATTAAAACTGATCGTAAAGTTGATGTATTACTAGTCGATTACTTAGACTTGTTAATGCCGATATCAAAGAAAATTAGTCCAGCAGATTTGTTTATCAAAGACAAGTATGTTAGTGAAGAATTGAGAAATCTAGCAGTGGAAAAAGGTTGTATATTTGTAACTGCGGCACAGTTAAATCGTGGTGCTGTAGAAGAAGTTGAATTCGACCATAGTCACATATCAGGCGGACTAAGTAAGATTCAAACTGCTGATAACGTGTTTGGTATTTTTACAAGTAGAGCAATGCGCGAACGTGGAAGATATCAATTACAGTTAATGAAAACACGTAGTAGTTCCGGTGTAGGACAAAAGATTGATCTTGAATATTGCATAGATAGCTTGCGTATTAGCGACATTGACGAAGAGCAAGGATATGGTAGCAACACTACCCAGTCAGCTGGTACTACCCTGTTAAACTCAATTAAACAACGCGGAACTGTAAGTGATTCACAACAAGGAAATACACCTAAAGTCCGCGCTAATGTCGAAAGCAGTAAACTACGTCAGTTGCTTAATAACCTACCTAGTGACGATTTTTAAACTTCATATTTAAACCAAGCTCTAGCGTATGCAACTGGTATTTCTAAAGGTTCGTGATCAACATAGTAAAAATGTTGATATTGATTAATACCATTTGCACTCACTAGGTTAACAATGTTTGGTTGATTGTAAACATTTGGGTACTCACTAATAATATATTCCGAAGCAACTAACCCCTCGAGAGTTGAAGTCAGCGAAGCTGTTGGATAAGACGGACCAGGATTACGTGAATGGTGGACGTTATGTAGAGCACCACCATTCACTAGCGTGTGTATTAGCATATATGTCGATTGCCCGATTCGTGTCAATGGATCTGCAGGATATGCCGGTGTTAGTTGAGGCACCCCTGATATTCCGCCGACTGGTGCAATAATACTGCGTGTAAAGGTATTAGTTGATTCTTTAATTCTATCCGGTATAATTACAACCGGAATGCTATACCCTGCAGGCGGAGCAACTGTATCAGTTTCACCTTCTTCGATGTCAGTAGTACTACTAAACACAGTATTAGCATTAACTACTTCCGAATGTCGAAACAACGCTAATTTATTATCTAAATATGAATCTGGCACTGCATCTAAGACAAAGCGTGTTAACAACGTGTTTAATACAGTACCGGTAGGCACATTGCCGTTGACATCTATTGGTAGCACCATTGGTACTTCACTATCGTTTGATATTAAATCCGTGCCAAAATGTCCAATTATATTAATATACATAATACTGCTTGTACTATCAAATCTAACTCTTTCGTATGTTCTTGTATAAACTGACATATAATAATTCCTCTTTGTAATATTTATCAGAAGGAACTATGTGCTAGTTACTCTGGCACTCGGTCTAACTGTAAATTCAGTTGATAAGAAAAATCCACCACGTTCGTCTAGTGCATCCATTACACGGCTTAATGCCTGTTGGCTGCTGTTACCGTAAACTCGCCAGACCCGTTCCGGATCATTGTTTAAAAAGACATCCCATTGCATGCGTTGACCTGGCTCTTCTGCACGCTGCGCAATAGGTCCTTGCAGCGGAGTATACGGATCAGGCGTATTACCTGCAACAGTTGTCTGTGTTCCTAGTTGCGCGGCTGCTGCTTTTGCACCTTGCTTTGCTTGGAACTTCTGACGCAGAATACTTATCATCTTTTCTTTCGGTAAGTCACCTGCTGTATACTTTGCAAACAAGTTAACAGTGTCGTCATTGCTGTCTAATGGTGCGATTAACTTGTACAATTTTTTAGAATACTCTTGTTTGTGTGCAGATTCGTCACAGGCAATCTTCAGTGCCATGGCTAGTCGCAGTGCAGTATCACACAATGCTTCTGGTGTTTTAGATAGGTAATCACCGCCCGGTCCACGGAACTCAACATAACCGGATTTAGTATTAATACTAGTGTACTTGTTAGTAATACCATCATGGATGATTTTACTTGCAGTAGTGTTTAGCTGCGAACGCATTCTTTGCAACACTTGTTCGACTCTACTATAACCTGCGTTATTGACAATTTGCTGAGTTGCACTTTTACAATATGAGTTACTTGCACGTCCGAATTGATCGAGAATATATTCATCCCCCATGAACAATGCTAGTTTGATGTAGTCTAAATTTGCCAGTGAAAAGTCAGGAACACTGACATTTATGTGCAAGCCAGTTGATGAATTTGTGGTACAGCCTCGTCGTTTAGCCCATGCCATTAATTTTTTAAGTTGAGCAAATGTTGTAGCGATAGGTTGTGCAGGACTAATGAATTCTAAACCCACTTGGCCCTTGCTAACATCAGCACTGATACTACCATCTGGTTCAATAAGCCATTTGCCTGATTCACGCTTTGCACTGTGATAACTTCCACCGAAATTAACATCGACCCTGCCGATGCCAATTGCATCCGCAAACTCGGCTGCAAGCTCGCCAAGGTCTACTTCACTGTCTGGCTCAGTTACATATCCCCAATTGAATATATCATCCCAGTGTCTTTCTGCATCTGATGCAAAACGAACACCTAGGCTACGCAACCAATCTCTTTCGTTAAAAAAATCCCGGTATTCATCATAAAGGCTATCGTTGACTCGATCACGAGCATCGAGGTACTCGTCGCTGTCCTGAGCATCCATTAATTCTTCAATGTCTTGATCACGTATTTCTTTGGCACGATCATCAACAGAATCAGAATCAATTTCACCTGCAGCAGCTTCTTCTTGGGCACGTTCTAGCGCAATATCAAAGTCATAGTCTCCTTCTAGTATAGCACGTATACGGTCATAGACAGTGTCATAGTTTTGATCTATTTCATCATTGACTTGCTCGTTAGCCCATTCGTAGTATTCTTCTTCCAATTGATTGCGTGCGAGATTACTTTCATTACCACCCAATGTGGTCATATCCCCACCTTCGAAGAATTCAATGATGGCATCAATGTCATCGACATTAGTATCATACTCGTAGTCAGGTTCTCGTCCCTCGTCACTGCTTTCAATATGAGCATCAGGTACAACCATTTCAAACTCGATGCCCATCAAGATTCCTTGAGCATCAGGTCCAGAAGCCCACCGCTGAAGTGATCCAGGCTTCATTGAAACTTCACTTAGTATAGCAGGGACTAGTGGATATTTAAATTCGTTATAACGCATATATATTAGGTTTCCATATTAGTTAGTGTATTTATTAGACGAGAAGCATAGAGCCATGATCTGCGAAGCAGCAGCAGAGCGATTTTTAAGAAGATTTTGACCCCGTATGGCATCTGATGACCGAGTACGCTAGACTCTACGCTAGTGCTTACGCTTGCAGCAATAACTGTAAATACGCTAAATTTACGCTGCAGTCAACGTCGATGACTATAACGGTATACTGAGTAAGCTAGTGAGATAGTTGCAGTGTGTACTATGGATAGAAGCTTATACTAGTATGCTAGATAGTATGTGTATGACCGTATAGCAAATGGCTGCGAACATAGTGAGCCATACTACAACGATATCGGGATCACGGTAGGATTTCATACTAGTATTTATAGTGCGAGTACGTTAGGGACCGAAAGGGTCTACGCTGATAAAAAAATCTCCCGCGCAAAAAATTTAGGTGAAGTACTTTTAGATTCACCCTGGTGATTCTGCACCGGTGGTGATTTTTTAGAGTGGGTTTTTAGAATTGGGAAAAAGTTGAAAAGATGAAGTTTAGGAAGACTGCCGGTTTTGATTTAGAGATGTCAACCATTATTTACATGCCCCGACCCCCATTGCCAGAAATTTTTTTGGTTGACAAATCAGAAAATATATGCCCCTGGTCTCTGAAATTTCTTTCATTCTCCAAACATGACCACCACCATGGCGATCAAGATGAATGGCAAGGTTGGAAGGATGATGTCAACGAACATAGGTATGGCGCTGGTGTGCATAGTGTGTACTCCTATAGTGTGTAGTATATAGCCATCCGTGGCTGCAGTCAACTGCTAAATTACTGCCCACCCAAAGCTATCACATAGATAGTCCACACCGTCTACCTCTACTACATCGCCTACTGATACAGAGCGACGTGCGCCGTACAGTCTAGCACGCTCGTCTTCACGGCTTGGATTGTTGGTTAGATCAAAGGCTTCTTCAGCCGCATCCCGTCCAGCTTCCGACACAGTGATTGCATCACACACAGTGTAGAAGGGTAAGTGTCTGCTGGCTAAGTCAGTGCAATCTGAAAAGAAGAACTGTCCTAGTAAGTGAGTTGGTGCAAGCTTGATAGTGATTGTAGACATGATGTGCTCCTGTTGCGTTAAGTTGTGCATAGTATATGATCATACCATGCACCTGTCAACCAATTAATAATAGAATGTGAGTTTGAAATTGTTGGCTTTGGCGGCTGCTCTGGCTTTGGACATTGCGTGTGTTACGGTGTGACCAGTGTAATACAACTTGTCCATTGATGTTTGGTTTGGTACAGGAACATACATCTTAATCGTATAACCTGCAGTTGGGTTTCTAATTACTTCTGCGTCTACTCTTAGTCTTTGTACTTTCATGTTGCTCTCCTGTTAAGTTGTGCATAGTATACAACCAAGCTCGGTCGTTGTCAACTAAAATTCAATCGTGCCTAGTCTATCCTGTGCTTTCTTACCACGTGTCTTTGCATCAAGGAATACCACAGTCTTGACTTGGTAACGCTTAGATTCGATGTCTTCGGGTGTGACACACTGGTTGTCTTCCCAGGCGACGTGCTTCTTATAGCAGTTTTTCAACTCAGGAATCTCTTCATCTGGTATCTGGTACAGGACATCACCAGTGGCAAAGATGCGTTCATATCTGATACTACGGCAGTATGCATCAAAGGTCATCCTGGTTAGTTCGCCTTGTACCAGACTCAAGTCCTGCCAATCATCGACCCAACCATTCCACAACAGTACATCAGGGTCTCCTGGCAGGGAATTCAACATCTCAATCAGCTTTGATTTCTTCATATGATTTCCTCTGGTTTATATCTTATCATACCGTTAAATTCTTGTGCAAATCGTTGAGCATCTTCCTCGGATTGAAAGGCCCACGGTTGTATTGCAGACGCTATGAACTTAGCCTTGCAGTGTGCAATACACCACATCATTGCCTTATCTAATTCATTCCTTATATAAAAAGGATCTGAAATCAGCATAAAGCCAGGCTTGACGCCCCAGTACTCAGATGGTATCATAGTGTGCTCCTAGTCTAAACCAATGAAACCAATGCGCTTGCCTTTGAGTGTAAAGAAGCAAGCAAATCGCTGTCCTTCGTGTCCTGACTCCTCTGTGGCCGTGGCGTAGATTCGAATCTCAGTGTTCGGGCCACGTTCGATTACTTCAGGTGTGTCCAAGGTAACCAAACCATTGTAAGGTAGGTATTCATCACGGATCTTCAACTTCTGGAATCCAACCATTACATGACGACCCGGAATTGATTTAGGTTTTTCTGGCTTAGACTTTACTGCTGGTGTACTGCTTGGAAACGATGCCATTGTTTGCTCCTATAGTATTAAGACTGGTGTGTTCTTGTACAGGTATTGTGATCCAGCTAAGGTTCTGATCTCAGTTAGATCGACTACATCATACTTGGCCAGCAAGTCGATATCGCCTGTGGTTAATGATACATGGTTTGGTGTGCCTGCTTCAATAGCCGCGTCGGCTGCATCAATTCTCGGTGTCATTTGGTGCTCCTGTTGGTAACTTGAAATCAAAGGTAGGGTCGTGTTCGACTCTGGTTATAGTGTATTTGGCGGTGTCGTGTTCTGACCAGAACCATTCGCGGGCCTTTGCTTCGTCACCGCTAAAGTATCTGATCCAATCACTGCCATCACTGTCGTACTCTTGAAAGGTTACGATGTATGCGTTGAAAGGATCGAATGCCATTATTTCTTACTCATGATTAGTTCTTTCTTTGCGAAACCTTCGTTACCACGCGAGTCGACGAAATCAATTCCATCTTCATATACATAGGTAACGGTCACGGTTGTGATTACTGGTTTGGATACAATCACTATATCATTGGGTTTCAATTGTTCTTTGAGTTTCATACATACTTCTCCTTGCGTTTACGGTTATAGGTTTTCTTTGACTTCATAACCACTGAGCGGTTATACTTGTGTGCGTGCTTGGCTACTAAGTTGTTCATAGGTTGCTCCTTTGTTGTTATGTGCGTATTATATAGCCGAACCACTTGGATGTCAACCGGTTATGGCCAAGTTCTAGTCAAAAAAAAGCCCAGTTATTCCAGGAGCGATTTGGAATGACTAGGCCGGATTAAAAGTAGAGTCGACTGTGTGTCACGGGAGCGATTCGATCGCACTGTTTATCTACATCAAAGCATCTAACATCATGGGAGCGATTCAATCCATTAGATGCTCTGCTTGTTGGTTCAATTGTCTCGGGAGCGATTCGATTGATTGGACCTTGTGGTTGATCGGATTAGGAGCGAATTAATCCAACCAACCTGTATGCTGATAATTTATTATCGTATTCCTCGCATACATGTGATTCGGGCTACATCTTCCCAACTGTTTGGCATTGACTTACGCAAGTCAGCTACCTTTAATACCATACGCAAGCTTAACTCGCGCATCTTATCTTTGTTCTTGGCTACGAATGAAACCACTTCCAACTTTTCTTCTTCAGTAAACTCATAGCTGTCCAACATACCATCGTTGACTATTTGCTGTATGCGCAACATCTTTTCGCGATCAGTGTCAATGGTCAAGTCCAGATAGTGGCAACGTGATTCTAATGCTTCTAAGTGATCTTTGAGTTTCTTACTGCGTACATGCTCGAAGTTGATGTTGGTAATGAATATGCAACCACCCATAAACTCGAAGCTGTTTGGCAAGTTTAATGCCTTCAATGACTTAGAATCAGTGTTCCAACTAATCACTCTGCGCTTGCTACTATCTAGAGCTGCCTTGAGTATGTTCAGACTAACATCGTCCAACAGGATGCTGTCACAGTCATCAAACACTACAATACATTTCTTTTCAGAAAACTCAAATAACTTCTTGTATAATCCCAGCGCACTCATTGCGCCTTTGACTACTTCATACTTCTTTAGCTTGTCGTCCTGTGCAATGGTTGCAAACAAATCATGTCTGCTCAACACTTGCTCAACACCAAAACTCTTACCAACTCCTGGAGGTCCAGTGACTATCATTGCACGCACATCGCCTTTCTTGACTGCTCTGGTCATATCGTTTAACACGTTGAATCGATATCTTAATCGTTCAATAATTTCTTCGTCTGTTTCGTTGCTTATTGGCATAACTGGCTCTGGGCGTGTTGATGTTAATTGGTTTAACATTTCTAATGTAATTACTTGCTTTGACATGGTGTTGCGCTCCTACAATTAATTAAAAAACTTATTATACAACATCCATGTCAGTGTGTCAACCTTTTCTTTATGCGTTCTTTCCAAACAATAAACCAATGCCAAAGAAGAACATGCACAATCCAATCGCCATTGCACCAAGTGTTACACTGACATGGAATATTGCACCTCCGCCAATCATCAGCATCAAACCCAGGAACATGATGCCCAAATGCACCAATATCCACATCACTGCTAGAAAAGCTAATAAAGAAAAGGTCAACGAAATCATTTTACACTCCAGGAATAATTAGTATTGGTGCTGTAGCCAATTGCCACAGTATCCACACGTAGAACACAACTCCTACGCTGATTACTATTTTATTGATAAACGGTTCAGTTGTCAACCATTCTTTTATCTCATTCACATCTACTCCGCAGTGTCTAAGTCAGCTCGTAATAGGTTTGCGATCACAGGGTATTCGCTGATCAATTCGTTGACTAGGTCCCACAGTTCATTGGTGTCTAATTTGGCTATATTCGCCGCTAG